TCTCGATAAAGTCACCGGCCTCGAAGAAGGGGATGAGGTGATTCTTACGCCTGACGATGGAGCCAAACCCATCACTGTCAAGCATGGGACCTATCTCAAGCTCGAGAGCGGTGCCGATTTTATCATGGATAATGCGCGTGACAAGATGAGACTTTTTGGCGAGGGAAGCGATTTGTGCTCCGAAATCAAACGGACGAGCGTGGAGGATTGATGAAAACGAAAACGACTATGCTAGTTCTGATTTTTTGCATGATCTCTATTGTTGCCGTATTTGTATCAAGAGCGATCGCCGACGAATCAGGACCGGCTAAATCGGCCCTTACTGACCAAGGGGATACAGTTAATGCACTCGAATGGAAGGCCCGATACTACGGGGCCTTGATCACTAACCTTGAATACGTCTACAGGATTAAGATGTTCCAAAGCGAACGCTACCTTGTACTCGCAGCGGAGCTTGCAAAAACAAATGCCGAGCTAAACCAGATTGCTGCTAGCAGGGTGGAGAAGGATAGACCAAAGGCAAAAACCCAAATCAAAGAAAAGGAGATAAACCGATGAAAAAGATAGCGATTCTGTTTTTGGCGGCAGTTTTTATTTTCTGCGCGGGTGATGCTTTCGCGGGGGCGGGTGACATTGTCCTGGACCCTGTTTTGCTCTCGGAGATTGAGAGTACGGATAAGTCGGGCGACGATGAAACTCTCATCACAGGTACGGCAGGCACGAGTACATATGCGGCTGTCTGGGATGCTAATGGGGATTTGGTTGACGGTCCTGGTGTGCCGGCGATCACTGATTTGAGCAACATCGCATCGACAGCTATCCCGGTGTCACTGATCTCGGATACTGCTGGGACCGACGATCTTGGAACTGAGGCTATCTTCTGGCAGACCCTTTATCTCAAAAGCATCATCAGTTTTGAGGGCGCGACGGACAATGAGTTTCAGACCAGCCTCACAGTGACCGATCCTACGGCAGACCATACAATCACGATCCCTGCCAGCGATCAGACAATCGGTGTGGCTACATCGGCTGCAGCAGACGCAATCGACGCTATCACCGAGATTGCTGCGGCTCTGAAGACTGGGGCTGACACAAAGCTCTGTACAGGTACGGCTGGGGCCGATGGTAATGTCGCTACCTGGGATGCCTCCGGTGACTTGGTGGACGGCGGGGCTGTTGCGCCTGGGTCCTTCGGTACGGGGGTTGCCCAAACCGCAGCATCCGGAATAATCACCACCACTGCTAACGAAAACTTCGTCATAGTCACCGGAGAGGGTGATGTTGCTGACGCCATAACCGAGGTTGTACTGACATCCGGCGCGGTAGGCGACATTATGGTTTTCAAGGGCAAAACCGGCTTGGCTTACGACCTTACCTGGACGGACGGTGCCTATTTGGAGCTTCAGGGTGGTGCAAACTTTGTGATGAACAACGAGGCTGACATGCTCACCCTAGTTTGTACAACTCTTGGGGCAAATGAAGTATTTACCGAGATTGCCCGGTCTAGCGGGAACTGATCAGGCCCAAATTGTACGCAGGACGCTCCTGTTATGGGGGCGTCCTGCCTCAACCGGAGACAGAATATGAGGCGAATACTTTGCATCACGTTAATAGCCATATTTTTTGGTCTTCCTAATCTTGCCTCCGGTGCTTCTGTTGGGGGAGACCAAGTTCTCTACAATTCCGAGGGTGGCATTAGTTCTGGTGCTGCCGACGGTAAACACCGTCTCAATATATCAAACAGCGGCGCGGAGACTTTCACCGAAGTCGATGGTGATGTCTGGTATCGCAAAGATACAAACATCTGGTTTTTCTACGATGGCGCCGAATGGGATTGGTTTATTACAAATGAGGCTGTCGAGGGCAACACCGAAACCGGGATCACGGTCACAGCTCAAGCGGATGGAACAATTGATTTTGTTACTGATGTTATCCAGGCGGAAGTAGATGCAAAACTTGCGCTTACCGGTGGCACGATGACCGGAGCGATCACCCTCAACGACGACGCCAGCCTCAAAATCGACGCAACCCCGGACGGCATGGCGGACGACAAATACAACGGGATCACGATAACAGGGCTCAACTTCGGTGAAACCGTGGGTCAATGGGCGTGTGTGTTTCTGGCGGCAGACGGCAAGCTCGACATTGCCGACGCTGATGCTGCGGGTGAGTACCCTGCTCTTGGGATCGTGGTCGCCGGGGGTGACGACACCGACCCGGCGATCGTGCTTGTGCAGGGAGTTGTGAGAAACGAGGGTTGGACAGGTCTAACGGTCGGTGGTGCCGTGTACTTAGGTGACGGCGGTGCAGGGGCGATCACCCAGACCGCGCCGTCTACCACTGATGATTGTGTCCAGGCAATCGGTCGGGCTCTGTCCGACAGTGAAATCTACTTCAACTTCACGATGGATTACTTCCAGGCTGAATAACGAGGCTCGGAATGAAGAAGATCAGACCTTTTGAGATCATTATGGCGGGGGCCGGAGCGGTCCTTATCTGGTCCCTGCTCATTTTCTCCCCCGTCCACCCCGCTTGGAGCGCGATTGATACATGGGGAACCACGGCTATCACCCAATCCACCAAGATCCTCGGCCAGACGGGAATGGGGAAGGCGCTGGGGATAGCGATCACGAGTGGAGCGCCTTCCAACTTCTGTTCTTCCTGCGCTCCCGGCGATCCAGCAGATGTTTTCTGCGAGGATTGGGAAGGGAGCGAGGACATCGCCGATGGTCCGAGCGGCATTGCTCAATGTACTGGATGGGATAATTCAGAAGGCGCTGGAAAGGCAAATCTGACCTCTGGTATACACAATCCTGTTGGGGATACGCTTGGATGCTCGGGCAAAGGATCGAACTACATCAAGATACAATATATTGATGATGCTCAAATTTGGTTGCTGAAATCAATTACAGAAACAAATCTCTACGTCAAATTCTATATGTACCTCAATAATACTACGGGTGTGGACGATGGCGATTATGTTATTCCTTTTGAGATTGAAAGAGCAGATCATGCTGAGCTTATAACGTTCTATGTGAAGTGGACGGCCGCAACAAGCAACTGGCAGATCAAGTGGTACTGGCTAGAAACCGGTGGTCAACAAAACGAATACCTTGCCAATCTTATGGCTAACAATACTTGGTGGGAAGTGACGATCGTTTGGGAATCTGGAGCCAAGGCTGAGATATACATAAACGATGGCACGGCGACCAATTCAGCCTCCAAGACCGCAAACATAGTGACCGCCGATGTTGTCGAAATTTCATTTATATGTGATGGCAATCAAACCGCTGGTGAGCAAATTGACATACTAATCGATTGCATTTCTGCCGATGACGACACGATACCAAGCGACTGCGCGGGAACTTCGCCATGAAAAGAATACGGAATGTTTTAATAGGCTTGATCCTCGCCGTTGCCGTTCCTGGATGGGCAACGACCTATACGGTTTGCTCGTCCGGCTGCGATGAGACTACGATCCAGGCGGTTTTTGACAACAATGACCTCGGGACTGATGACATCATAGATGTCACCGATTCCGGGATCTATCGAGAACTCGTAACCTGGGGATCGAATGACGGAGGAAGTTCTGGACAACCAGTTGTATTGAGGTCTACAGGAGGGGCCTCGATCTATGGTTCAGAAGAGAAAAACGATGCGGAAGACTGGACCAATGAGGGCGGAGGTGGAGAAAGTGGCGGTCTTTTGGTAGTCGATCTTGAGGAAGGTGACACAAGTGACTGGACAAGTACTCAAGTAGGCGGTACAGCCACGGTCGCAGCCTCAGAAGGTTCAAAGCATGAAGGTATTTATGGGATGGTCGTCACAGGTGATGGGTCTACCCTGACCATCTATGGCGAGAAGACTTTCACTGAGACTGATGACGTTTATGTCAGAATCTATTTTTATATCCCAGACGGGGCATCCCTGGGTGCTTCTGGATCAACGCGATCAATTAGGGCATTTTCGATCAACGATGGAACAACAATATGTTCTTCTTTCCTACTCAAACAGGACTATGATGTAAGTCAAATAGACTCAGTAACGTGGTCACTCGAAACTCCTTGGGTAGGTGAACAAGGTCACACCGACATCAGCACAAATACGTGGTACTACACAGAAATGCGGTATAAAGGCGGTGACGCTGATACTGGAGGGGCGCAATTTTGGCTAAATGGAGTATCGAAGTATAGCAGTTTCATACAAAACACAAGTACTGCTCATCCAGACAGAGCTAGAGTCGGTTCGCTATCTACTTATCAGGGTTCGGGCGTCTTACAAAGTGCTCACACATTATATTTTGACGACATCAAAGGTGATACATCTCAGGTAGGTGCTTATTCCGGGAGTTCGGGAAATCTCTGGTATGCAACCGTCACAAGCGAACCTAATCTAGTCTGGAGGGATACGGGCGGTGGCTTTTCACCCATGACGGAAGTTGCGGCCAAGGAGGATTGTGATTCAGATGGTGAATGGTGGTGGGATTCGGGAAATACCAGGGTTTATGTCTATGACACGGATAACCCAACCACGGGCAGTGTCAAGTTTGAAATTCCCCAGAGAGCCAACTGCATCGCCGCTGATGCGAACGTGGATTATGTGACGGTTGATGGTCTTATTTGCCAGTTTGCAAACGAACAAGGGATTTTGGCGAGCACAGGTCGAGATTATTGGACGGTCCAGACTTGCTCTGTGGCCTACACCTATAAGACGGGAATTTACTTCAACGCCTGCTCCAATGCTCAGGCCATAGGAAACACAGTTTCCTACTGCGGGAACATGCCTGAATCCCCTGATCCTACGACCGCACCCCAGACAGGGATTGTGTTAGATACGATCACAACAGGATTAGTCCAGGCCAATGAAGTCAGTTATACGGGGCGAACGGGCATCCTCATCAACGCCGATAGTTCAAATGTGACGGCTGAATATAATGAGGTCCACCATACTGGGCAAGTCGGGCACCATGGATACGGAATTCAGATGTATGGGATCACCGGCACAGCCCAGACCGGGACCATTGTTAGACACAATAAGCTGCACGATAACGGAAACATCGATATCTACTTCTTGAATAAAGTATCTGGGCCGAAGGTGTACGGTAACATCTGCGACAATCCGAAGCAGAACGCGAAAGGTTCCGATTGGTTTGCTAACATCGCCGTTGACAACACGACCGGAACGCCGGGAGATGACACGTCCAGCCTTGAGCTTTCAAATAATACCTTCTATCTGGATTCGACCGACAAGGATGCCTATAACATCTACGTGAACTATGTCGATGGTGTCTATCCGGCCAAAATCGAAGGAGCGTTGATAAATAACAACATCATCGTAAATGATGAATTAGGTCAACTCGCTTATTCGACTTATAGTAGTGTGACGCATACGATACCACCAACCTTTAATTATAACAGGTACGATATTAACAATTCAAATATTGTCTACTATGAAGGAAACACTCGAACATTTGCCACCTTCCAGTCTGAGGACTCACAGGAAGCAAACGGATCATCAGGTGATCCCCTGATGACCGATCCGGCAAATGGGGATTTCACTCTCCAACCCTCCTCCCCCTGCATAGATGCGGGAGTGGATCTGGGGGATACCTATGATGACGGTCTTGATCCCGATTCATCCTGGCCCGATTCCGTATTAACCCTAGACCAAGACTCCTACGGCTCCGGCTGGGAAATCGGGGCGTATATATATGAATCTGGAAAGCCTGTTCTCAGCGGCTCCATCGCGGGGGAAATTCAATGAGGGAGAGACGATAGATAAATGGCCAACGACCCGCGCACATGCGACACCGATGATGTCAAATTCATTGACTGGAACGACGTGGTCTGGGCGCAGCGGTCCGAGATTGGCCGCCTGGGGGTGATCACGGACCCGACCATCGAGTCGGCAACGACCGAACGGACCATCGAGGCCACGTAAGGACACAATATGCTGAGAGAAATTGTCTATCTCAATCGCGACAACACCATCGACATGATACTCAAGGCTGACGGCTCCGCCGTGGACCTCTCGAGTGTCACCAAGATGGAGCTCATTATTGATGAGACAACGATCAGTTCGCTCACATCGCCCGACGCCTTTGACTGGTCGGAGGGCAGTGGCAAGCTCATTCTGGCCTTGGGTGATGAGGATATCGATGCGGGGAGCTATGACGCGCAGTTGATCGTCTATGACGTCGACAACCCGGACGGCATCATGTGGAGTTACATCAACATCGTTGTGAGGGAATCGGGATGAATACTCCGCTCGAAATGCGAATAGAGAAAGACACCGTTTCGGCCTGGCTCCGTGGAATGGGCACGGGCGGTGTTGACAAGGCAATCGAACGCGCCACGCGATCAGAAGGTTTCAGGCTCAAGAGGACGATGGAAACATCCGTCAAGGGCGGACAGATGGGATGGGGCAAGGTATCGCCCTTCACCAAGGCGACCCGGAAACGATACAAGTCCGGACCTCCCGGGGTGTGGTTCCGGCAGTTTGTGCGATACGGGGTGGGCCGTGATCTGCGCGGAGACCTCACGCTCAAGGTCGGTATCTTTAACCCCGGCCCTGATATTCGGGGGGCTAAAGTCAGACCCTTGTCTAAGATGATCATCGGGGCAGCCGAGCGATTTGTCTCTGGGTCCCGGCAGACGATCAGCCGGAAAATTCAGCGTGGTCGGGTCAAGAAATACCTCCGGGCCAAAAACATTGAATCCAGCGCCCTCTCTCCGGGAAGGAGGAAGTCTCTCAGGAAGCGCATGTTCAAGGCCGGTGTCTTTGTCAGAATCGGGAGCGTGTTGAAGACGCCCGCCCGGACCGTCGACAGGTTCGTCCGGGGGCAGGAATCGACGATCTATCGCAACATCGGCAATCTCTTCCACAAGGCCCTCCGGGGCGAGCGGTGGTCAAAGGACTGGTGGCAGAAATGAGCGAACCGTCAGAAATCATCGACACGATACTTACGGCCCTGAGGGCAAGTGAGGACATCGACAATTTCTGCGTGGCAAAATGGGGCAAGGTGCCGCATGTCGGGGCCGATTTTGATCCCGAGAATCCGCCCGAGTCAACTGAATATCCGGTGATCGGCATCGATGAGGCGCGGATCAATCACGTCGCCAATTTCTCATGGTCGACAAATATGGTCATGCCCATCTATCTCTCGTTTTATGTCGCCTTCCAGGAGGCAGGGACGGACGTTCTGGATGATGTCATCATGGCTGGGAAAAAGACTCTATTGAATTTCATGTGGCTTGTGTGGAAGGCCATATTTGAGACGGATCTCGAAATCGAAACACCCACGGAAGACCAGATGCAGGTTCAGTACTATCCGGTCTTCTGTGCCAAACTTCCATTGGTCATTAACTGGTATTTTGAGACATAAGAAAAGGAGGCACCAAAATGGCTAAATATCACGGAAAAAGTGCGACCGTCAAAAAGAACAATGTGGCCATCGCCGAATTCAACAACTGGTCGATTGAAAGTTCGGTGGATATCGTAGAGGGTCAGGACTTCGGCGACACCTGGAAGACCGGAGAGGCTGGGATGATGGGATGGAGCGGGTCGATGGGCGGAAACCTCGATCCTGCGAACACCGAGCAATTGGCCTTGCTCAATGCCATTCTGACAGGCCCGACGAAGCTAACCGACGTTGTCTTCTACGTTGATGCGGCCAAAAACTTTTCAGGAGACATCTGGGTCTGGTTCAGCGTGGGCACAGACATCACAAAACTCGCCGACCTGGCTGTCAGCTTTCAGGGTGACGGGGCGCTCGCGTACTCGGCCACATAAAAAAAAGGGGGTGAACCATGGCGAAATATCACGGCAAAGACGCGGCTCTCTATGCTTGGAACGGCACGAGCACGGTCCACACGGATGAGGCTTGCACCGAGGTCACGACGACGGCACAGATCACCGACACGGCAAAACGCATCCTCGATCCGAATGAGACACAGACTTTCACAGATAGTGGTGGGAAGAATGTTCTTGACATTGACTATACGATCGGAAAGGCGACTTTTGACGATACCGTAACGATCGTGACGGCGACGGGTAAGCATGTTCTGGTGGCAAACATCACAGAAATCGGGAACCTTTTTGGATGGAATATTGAAACCTCTCTTGATCTTGTCGAGGCTGCCTCGTTTGGTGATACATGGAAATCGAGTGAGGCTGGCATGATGAAATGGTCAGGCGGGGCCGAGGGGTATTTCCTCAACGACTATTGGAGCGATGCCCAAGCCCTTCTCAAGATGTGGCTCGTCAAGTTTTTCACCGATGCCGACACGTACTTCATGGGGTGGTGCCATCTACCGGGGCTCTCGCAGGGAGCGAGTGTCAGTGAGATTGTCAAGGAATCGATCACGATCGACGGCTACAAACATATGCTTTTAGTACCATAAGGAGGTAAATCATGAAATCTATCTTAGTCAACGAAATCAAATGCCTTTACAGCCCGGAAGAGGTTCGCAAGGCCGAGACTGATGCCGAGGTGATCGTGTGTCTGAAGGACGGCAAGGGCAACCCGATTTTTTCTCCGATGCGGGCAGGAAGGATCGCGGGGCGAAAACAATGGTTCGGGACGATTGATGAGATGAAGCAGGGAGCCCAGGAGAGCGAGAAAAAGCAGACGACAAAAGAGGGAGTCTATGAAAGCGGACGAGATCAAAAAAAGAGCGGCCGAGGCCGAGGGAAAACTAAGAAATCATGAGATCCCCGCGTGGGGGGTCAAGGTCTATTTCACGCCGATCACTGTGGCCGACGAGCAATATCTCTCCCAGCGCACAAAGAATATGGGGGATGAAACGACCTATGCCGTTGAATTGATCGCTCTGAAGTGTCTCGATGATGCGGGCGCACGGATCTGGACAACCGACGAGGATCGGGAATTCCTCAGGGCCAAAGTCAACCGGACCCTGATCAGGGATCTTGTCATCGCGATCGGCGGGGCTGGAATTGAGGAAGCAAAAAAAAACTCGAAAACTGCCCGGTCCTGATGGATGCGTATGAGCTTGCTCTTCTCACAGGGAAAGACATTGACGAAATCAGGGCCTGGCCGATGGAAAAGCTCAATGAGTGGCGGGCCTTTTTTATCGTGAGGGCAAAGGCAAAGAAAAAGGATTAGCCGATGGCATTCGGATCCAAAGAGTTTTCGGTTGTCTTCAAGGCGCGGGATGAGATCAGCCGAACCGTGAAAGGTGTTGACAGCAAATTTGGCGGGCTGACATCGACCCTGAAGAGACTGATGCCCATGATCGGCGTGGCCGGCATCGCCGGCGGCTTTGCAAAGATCGTCACCTCAACCGCACAGGCCGGAGATGAAGTGGCGAAAATGAGCCAAAAGGTCGGGGTCGCCGTGGAGACCCTTTCGGCGTATAAGCACGTTGCCGAATTGTCCGGGATAACGCTTGACACGGTGGCTGTTGGGCTCAGACGCTTTGCTCAGAATTCTCTCGATATGTCGAGGGGCCTCGGCGAAGCACGGCGGGAATTTAAGGACCTCGGGATTCAAGTTACGGATGCGAACGGCAATGTCCGGGAGATGGAAGATTTGATTCTCGAGGTCGCTGATCGATTCTCAAAGATGGAAGACGGCACGGTAAAGACGGCCATGGCCATGAGGCTGTTCGGCAGGTCCGGGGCCGAGATGATCCCCATGCTCAATAAAGGCTCGGCGGGCATCAAGGAAATGACGGATGAGGCGCGGGCATTGGGTCTTGTTTTTTCAGAGAAGAGCGCGAAGGCATGTGAAGATTTTAATGATAGCATGACGCGCCTCAAGGGAACTCTCCGGGGTCTGACTCAAGATATCGGAAACATGGTGATTCCTGCGATGACCGACATGATGTCTATGATTCTGCGTCTAAGAGACATCGAGACTGCTATTCCGAAGTACAAGATGCTCCAGGGAAGTATCGCGGAATATGAAAATGAAATCACGAAATTGACAAAAGCCCTGGAAAAAGAAGAAGTCCAGGAGTGGAAAAACGAAAATAAGATTGATGATCTGAACGCACAGCTTGAAAATGCTCAATACTGGCTCTCCGAACGGAAAAAGGAACTCGAGGGATTGACCAAGGCGGAGAAGACTTATCAGGACACAATGGGGGGGGGTGGTGGCGATACAGGAGCAAAGGCGGCGGCTGCGGCTAATCAACGGTACCGTAATGAAATAGACAAGGCCACCAAGAGCGATCGGGAACGGCTTGAGATCTGGCGGCAGGAGCAGCTTGCGATTGAGGGGGTCGACGCAGTTCTCATGAATCATGTCGTTAAAATCCGGGAGGAAACAATCGCACAGACTGAACTTGCGGCGGTCATGAAAGAGCAAGAGGAGACGGCGCTCAGGGCTGCTCAGGCAGAGGAGGAGCGGCAAGAAAAGTTGCAGACTCAATGGCTTGCCCTCCATGATATGGGACGTGACTATCATGAGGTTTTAGAGGAGACTGCAGACGCGACAACCACAATTGGAGACAATGCCGGTATGACGGCGAACGTGATCAGCGGACGGATGGGATCTGCTATCAGTCAGGTCACTGTGGGGGGGCAGCAAATGGGCATGGCCATGAAAGGCGTCATGAGTAGCCTTATTGCCGACCTTATTCAGGCGACGGTCAAAGCTTTGGCGCTCAAAGCCGTGATGGCAACCATAGGTGGTGGCGGTGGCTTCCTCGGGAGTCTTTTCCATGAGGGCGATATGGTGAAGCACACGGGGGGCATGATTCAGAAGGCTCATACAGGCCTCATGCTTAGACCTGACGAGCGGCATATCATCGCCCAGACAGGCGAGGGGATTCTCTCGCGCAAAGGGGTCGCGTCGATCGGGGGGCCAGCTACGGTTGATGCCATCAACCGGGGTGAGATTAATTTCATGATGAATGCTAATTTCGGCGGCATTCATAACATGGCCGACGCGGGGGCCATGGCAGAGGTCATGGGGAGACAGATCCTCACGGCCATCAGAGAGGCGGCATGAGCCTCTGGCTGATTGACAGCAACGGCAATCGTTATGATTTCATCCGGGCCGATCTCGCTGGGTTCCCGGTGGCTATGCGCCGGAATCTCATCACGCTTGCCTTTGCTCATGGTGCCAGGGATATTGGCGATCAGAAGATAGACCCACGCCGGTTGGAAGTGGCGACACTTCTCAAGGGAACGACAGGCGGGATGGTGCGGCAGCTTTTCCATTGTGAGTCGATTAGTGGGTGGACTGGAGCAGTGGACGGTCTTACACCTGTTCTTGATTCGACATATATCAAGCAGGGTACTTATTCACTAAAATTGGGGATTGACGCGGACAAAAATCCCGAAGATTACGGGCGATGGGAAAATCTGCAGACGTTCGGCGATTTGTCAAGCTATCAAACCGACTATCTCAGATGCTGGTTTTACTTTCCCGATCTCACATATATAGAGATTTCCAGTAACTGCTTTCAAATTGGTATAGGAAGCTCTCCGGGCAACTATGACCGATGGAATATCGCGAAATCTTCTCTGTCTGCCGGATGGAACTTGATCGAATGCGATCTAGACGATCCTTCCGTTACTATCGGTAGTCCTGATTGGACGGCAATCGATTTTTTCAAAATTCTTATTAAGACAGTCGCCTCCAACACGCACGATTTCGAGATCTATGTCGATGACTTGAAAATCTGGCGGGTCTCCTACCAGGCCGAGTTCGACGACCTCATGCGATGGGTCGGGCGCACAGATCTGAAGTTCTATAAGGATACGAGCCGGTATATCAACGTCGAGAGCATGGATCTGAAAAACCACTCATGGATCGTGGGCGACGCGAAAAGCAAAGCCACCCTTGAGCTTTTTTGTCCTGATCCATTTTGGTATGCGGACGATGAAACAACTGAGGATACATGGACCGTATCAGCGTCACCGGACACAAACGACATCATGAACAAGGGCAACATCGATGTCTTTCCCGTCATTGAGATCACGGCGGCGGCAGATCTCAGCGGTGGGATCGAGATCGAGAACCAAAGTGACGGGAGTGTCCTTTTTTCATATGTTGATTCAAATTTTACGAGCGGAAAGAAACTCACCATTGATTGCGTAAACGGGACCGTGGATCTCGATGGAACGGATACCTTCCGGTTTTTCGAGGGGCAATTTCTCCGGCTTCTGGCTGGTTCTAACACGTTGCAGTACACGGGCGGCGACTGTTCGATCGTCGTCAAGCACAGGGACAGGTGGTTGTGATGTCTGAAAAGATCGAGAAGCTGAAGGATCTCGTCAAACGCTTCCGGGAAATCGAGAGGGAGACCCAGGAGCGACGTGCGGAGATTGCACACTATGAAGTGCTCATCGATCGACACGGACGCGAGGACGGGATCGAACTCAAGGCCAAGGACAAGAAGACGGCCATTGAAAAAGAGGCCGATACGATCGACGAGACTGACATGGAGAAATGGATCGCGGACGTTGAAGAAGCTCTGAAGGCCAAGACGGTGATAAAAGCATGAGTGTGTCGAAGCACTACACGATTTGTCAATTCAACGGCTTCCTCGGTGGGCGGATCATCGGCGGGCCGTGGGAGTTCAACGTCGAAATCGTCTCCTATGCCCTCGGGGCGGTCGGGTGGAAGATCATCTTCTACGACAAGGCTGACAAGACCCAGAAGGTAGGCGAGCTTTCGAGCGACACGGGACAGGGATACGTCTCGGAAATCGGTTTCAATTTGGTCGAGACCGGTTGCGGAGATTTTGAAATCACCCTCGGGGTGGCACCATCAGCCCTCCCCTTCACGGTCGAGTACAATCAGGGCGTCGAGATTTACCTCTATCACGACTCGAACCCCTGGCATGCAGGATATATCTTTGAAATGCCCGTCTCCGGCTCGACCGAGCGGCCATGGAAAATCGCGGGATCAGGATACTACAACCAGCTTGAGAAGTGCGTGGTGAATAAGGACTATACCTCAGAGGAAATCTCCGCCATCGTGCGGGATTTGGTGGATGACTTTGTCGAGGAGAAGACCGACATCGTCTATGCCGACTATAAGATCGCGATGACTGATTATACGGTTTCAGATATTCAATTCAACCACACGACCGCAAAGAAGGCGATTGAACAGCTTGCGGACCTTGCCCAAGGTTTTGTGTTTGGAGTGGATGCAAACCGGGAGATCTTCTTTCGGGGGATCGATCCAGACGTGAACCCTTCAGCCATTTTTGCGGTGGGAAAACACATCGATGAATTCAGATTAACTGAGAATGCAGAGGACGTAGTCAATCGAGTTTATGTCAAGGTGGGTCTCTCTACCGGAGGGACGAATATACAGGCCGAGGTCTCGGCCTATAACTCTCAGGTCCTCTATGGGATCAGGGAAAAGGTTCTCAGCGCCCCGTCACTCCAGAGCACGAATGACGCCATTCGATGGGGGAATTGGCAGCTTGACGATTTGAAGCGGCCGCGGCAGAAAGCAAGAATTCCGTGGACCAACTGCTCAGGCGGCAAGATCGAGGCTAAGGGCAAGGCCCGGATATTCGACAATGACGGGGGAAAGCACCAGATTTCGGTCAAGAAGGTTGCCTACTCGGTAGACTCTAACGGAATCGGGTGCTCTATTGAGCTCGGAGACTTGGAAAAAAGCGCAGGGCGGATACTGAGAGACATCCTTTTTGATATCGCGAATCAAGAGCTTATCCAGGAAGCGAACGCATAGGAAGGTGAAAACATGGCAGATCCTGTTACTTGGAGATTTGACCCTTTTACTGAATCATATTCCGCGGTGAAACAGGAAGACGAGGACCAAGCAGTTCCAGGGTCTCCGCCCTATCGGGTGAGACTCAATGAGGTGCCGCGAGACGACAGCCCATCGACGGTTGAGGCGGTCATTCTGGTTCAACTCAACGAGGCGCTGGACGACTCGGAGACGGGTGTTGACATCGTGGCGGGTCATTATGGCCGGGTGAATGTCAATGACATCATTCTCGTCGATGACGAACAGATGCAGGTTACAGCCAAACCCGGAAGCCCTACATTGACGGTTACGAGGGGATACGGAGGCACCACACCAGACACACACAGCACATCGGCATGGATGGAAATTCTGAACTCGCTGACTGAAATCACGAGTGGATCTCCGGCGTCGAGAGAGTTTCGAGTCGATTACAAGTACAATACAGGGCTGGTTCTCTTCAACTCGGCCGAGTCAGGTTATGACGTGCGCTTCAATTATTATGGGTTGGGGAGTCCGTTTCATGCCGAAATTCTATGGCCGACAGCGAATATCAAGGACCTGGCGGTGACGACTGCGAAACTGGATGATCTTGGAGTAACCACCGGGAAAATCGGAAATCAGAACGTAACATGGGATAAGATAGACACGACGGAGGGAACCACGGGAGGTGGTGCCGGGAACCACACACTCCCAGGGGGATCGCATGGACTTTATCCGAGGATTTATACTGCGGGAAGTGTAACGCGGGAATTCTATATAGCTGTGGGATTCTCAACATCTGGTAGTTATATTGCCAACATCTATTTTTCTGGTGCTGATCAACTAGCCAAACAGTACTACATCCAAAGTTCTCCACCCTATATGCTTGGTTCAAAACGATGGGGGCATTTTTTATTCCTGCTTCGAAAATTGTCAAACGGAGAAATCGTATCGGGATATGAGGCCCCGGACCCGCCGTGGGCGTACAACGGCTCCGAGTGGAATCCCAAGGACAGCCCGGAGAGAATATCGGAGATCCCACACCCGTTTGTGGATTACTACAGAAAAGATCCGAGCGCGGACGGGCTTGAAATCGTGCTTATCGATCTCAGGGAGTACGATGTCGAACAGTGGAAAAAGGATCTCCAGCCAAAGAAAAAGGGGTCGATTCTGGAAGATCTGGCCGGGAACGTCAATCCGCCGATAGGGAAATCCGGCCTCGTCACGAACATTGATATTCCGATGATCGAGCGTTTCTCAAACACGGTGAAGATCAAAAAGAGGATGTGACCCCATGAAGACCCTCACCCTCAAGCGCATATCAACGAATCAGGAGGCAACTTTCGGCGTCTTAATCGAGGACACGGAACCTTTTGCCGTGACCCTTGAGCGGCCCTGGGCGGAGAACCGACCATATGTCTCTTGTATTCCGGCTGGCGTCTATACATGCGTAAAGGTTATCTCTCCTCATTTCGGAAAGACCTTTGAAATTCTGCACGTTCCAGGCCGGTCTGCCGTTCTGTTTCATAAGGGGAACACCCCGGGGGACACGGAGGGGTGCATCATCGTGGCCGAGCGGTTTGAAAGACTCGCTGGCGAGCCCGCCGTCCTCTCGAGTGCGGATGGGTATGGGGAATTCATGAAACGGATGCAAGGGGCTGATCAATTCAGCCTCACAATTATCTGGGTATAGATCCCAGAGGAAAGGAGGAAAACATGGACTTTTCAACGATTCTTCCCTTGGTTGCACCTTTGGCAGTCGTGCTTATTACCCAAGGACTCAAGGCATTGATCAACATGGGTGGTAAGTACGCAGTTTTGGTCGTCATTGTCCTGGGTGCTGGAACGGCGATTCTTCAACAGGGATTGGCACCCGATCCGGCATGGGTTGATGGCTTGGTCACCACAGGATGGGTTTCGGGTCTCGCGACATTGTTCTATGACTTTTTCAAGAAAATGATCCTTAAACAATAGGAGGTCAAGACCATGATTCTGATCCAAAGAAAAACAGCCCTAATGTGCATTTTGCTTATTGCCTTGATCGTGGTTTTTTCTGGTTGCTCGCTTCTCAGTGGGCTGACCAGGGATGAAAAGGCAAGGCTCATCACAGACGGTTGGCAGGAGACACTTGGGGATCTCTGGACGGAGGGGAAGGCATACATCGCCGAGCATCCTCAACATCAGGAACTCTGGAAAGAGAAGGTCGTTCCGGCGTTCGACATTGCCAACACAACATTGAAGGACATTATTGATTTGGCACAGAAAGAGGATATTACTCCTCAAGAAGTTGAGGACATGATGGGTCCGCTCTTGAAAAAAATCTATGGTTATATGGCGCAGCTTGGCATTGATCTCACAAGCTGATCGCCCATAGATAGAGTGGTTGTCCTTAACTCGATCAAACAATGGAGGTTTTACTATGTGGGAAAGCATGATCAACATGACGTTTCAGATCGCTTACAATCTCTGGAAGAAATGGCGGGAGGCCGAGGGTGTCGATAAGGTTCCCGAATGGTCCGAAATCGCCGACAAGAATGCTCGGCTCCAAGCTGAGATTGATGCTGAAATGGGATGATTGAGCAATGAAATCTCTGCGAGGGCTAGGGCGCTAGAAGACTGACCCATATATCAGTCAAGAGAAAGCCGTGGGTGGGCACGGGGGGCGCCTCAGAGATTCCAGTTATTAATTGCGGGGTCCAAAAGGAGCACTAATGCCTTATCCAAAAAAAATGGGTCACTGGACATACACGGACGACAGGTTTGGGATGTGTGTGATTCTGGACTCATTTAGAAAAGCGTTCTATCACCAAAATTACCAGAGAGAGAAGAATAAAGATGCAGCAAGATCAGCAAAAATCATCAAAGAAATCACAGGCGGCGACCCGCGGTTCGATCCCGGAGAACTGTCCCGGTAAACTCAATAGGGGGGCCGTGGTCTGTAATGATTGCCTTTATCGGACAAAGAACTATCGTTGCCCTCTGGATGGCTCGTTTTATAGTCCATGAGAGGATTGGAAAAAATGGAAGCGATGTCGATCAAACACTATTGGGCGGAACTTGTTGCAGTATGCGGAGGGATAATCGTGATAGGGAAAATTGTCATGATGGGGAGAAATTTTGTTACGAGGAAGGAACTACATGAGCATTGTGCCGCGCAGATGCAGAATATCGAACTCAAGATCGAGAACGCCGTGATCAGGGCAACAATGGAAGGAATAAAGCGGTATTACAGAGAGAACGGTAAGAGTGACCGAGGGGGATAACTCGATGAAAAATACCCTCTGCCCCATCGAGCACGCTGTCGTTCATAAGCTCATCCAATTGTTTGTCATGCTATGTAAGGACTGCCCCAAGCGCGAGATTTGCCGAGCTCAGATTAGCAGACTCATCAAGGAAGTTCAGGATATGGAGTGCAAGGAAGTTGCTAAGGCGATAAAGGTTGATTCCTCCTAGTCGTCCTCAGTAAACGACTCTATCGGTTTCCACATAATATCGGCAACAATCCGTTTCAGACTCCAGCTCCGTGTGGACCAAATCCCCATTAGCCAGCGTGACAATCACGGCTTGATATTTTTTGGGCACATTGGTAGGATCTCCGCGTTCGTCCAGTTCGTAGTATCTTACGTCCCTGACTCCTGCTTCATACCCTTTCTTATATAGGCCGAAACCCAATAAGAGAAAAATCGTTATAGCCATGATAATCATGGTAACGAATCCTAGCAATGGGGGAACATCCATCATTGAAGTTTTCATATCAGAATTCATTTTCCTCCTTTCCCCTCTGGCTGTAATGCTTCCCTCACTTATCGGTGATTGAAGTCGCCCCTATCATGTATATCCTCCTTAACGAAGACCTTCAAATCATCACCAGTATCTTGGAAGTAATCATTTTCAAGTACTAATGCTTTTCCCATTACTTCAGCATCCTTTTCAGATTTTGCCCGCACTGTAACAGCGCCATAAACACGTTTGTAGACGAAGACATGAAATTTCTTCATCTCCTGGCCCCCTTTTTTCCTCTTGGTGTCAATGTTGGTCATGGGTTGTCCTCCAGGAGTTCGGGGTTTTCATAAATGTTGCCGATGATTTCGTTTGCCTCATCATTTGTCTCCAACCCCCATAAAGTTCCGGCTGGATCTCTCCAGACGAATCTTCCCTTCTTTTCGTCAAAGACCATTTCCCCAATCTCTGTTACTTTGCCAAAACAAGTAATTTCAACTAGATCCCCCTTATAGGTCTCCTCCTTGTTCTTATCTAAGAGGCCAGTAAATTCTATCAATTCAAATTCATCGGGATAAATTAATTGTGTTGCCACATTCTCACCAAAATCTATCAGAGCACCGATCACTCCATCATCATCCAGCGAAAGTTGCAAAACTTTTCCCATCCGTTTCTTGGCTTTGTCCCATGCTTTGTATTTGATTAGTCGTGTCATGGCTTATCCTCCTCCCGTTCAAGGACTCCCATCATTGTATTCAAATTCTGTTCCGCATGTGGGACAGGTACATTTAATGAGTATCTCAAACCCTGGCCCCCAATCGGTCTTTGTTTCTTTGCTATCTATAACCTCACAAAAACCCTCAGCTACGCCATTTTCGGAAGTAGCATTCCAACCACATCCGGGACATTCATTAGCGAAATAGAGTTCACCTCGTTTTCTCATTGTATTTAGGTATTGATCGGTCATGGCTCATCCTCCTATTCCAAATCCGCATAACTTTGACAAAGCGTACAGGCACATGGTCCATTGTACCATTCTGGGTGTTCTTCTTCATCTCTTGTCTTCCATAAAAGTTCGTTGTATTTCTCCCCATTTGTGGTGACTTCAAGTATCTTCCATTCTTCCTCAGTCATGGGTTATCCCTCCTTTATCAATGTCTTCAACTTCTCTTCCTCCTCTTCCGACCAGTTACATTCTCCCCCGATCCACCAATAACAATCGTAACAACTAAGAACCTTATCCATGATAGAGCAATATTCAGGATCAATGGGGTTAGTTATGGTTTGTTCTCCTTATCAAAAAGCCCATCAAAGCCGTGCTCATTGAGATATTCAAGAACTATGTCTTTGACTGTCATGCCTTATCCTCCTTCCCCTCGGGTTGGGGTTCTACACAAAAAATGCAATCCCTCATATTCTCCTAGTGCCTCAATCCGTTCCATAATACACATTCCACATAGCAATCCACCCTCATCAGACTTACCCATTGGTTTGATTCTTTTCCACAGATCATCTGGCACTATTAAATCAACTCTATATCTACGACCACAGGATTGGCAAGTACAACTCATGGATTTTCCTCAGAAGACCTCTTGACTGCATTTTGACTGCGGGTGACTCGTTTTATGCAGTCATTTTGGTTCTGTGTTGACCTCTTTTACCTTATTCTTCCCATTGCCTAAATCCTTGAAATCTGCTAAGATCCTTGATATTGCCTCCGTAGCTCAACGGTAGAGCAACTGATTTGTAATAAGTTGATATGCAACCCCAGTTCTAGCTTTGCGACGGATTGACTGCAGATTGACTTTCATTTTGGCCTTCCACCGTAAATGGGTCTTCCGCTCTAGCATGAGCGTCAATCCATCCTTCAAACCAATACCGCCGGAAAGCCTGAGAGAAAGTGACTCCATTATGATAATTCTGCCTGTAATCAGGATACGGACATTCGGATTTAAGGCAACCAGAGAGAAAAGCTTCTCTTCCTTTGCGATATGCAGCATGGAAATGTTTAGCGATTGAACGTTTCATCTCCCCTCCTCACCGCTTCATCGAGCTTCACCACGACCCCCTTCATCCTCTCATCCCCCTGGTGGATATACCGATCGGTTGTTCTGATATCGGTATGCCCCAGGATATCCTTGATATCCCTCTGCGTGGCTCCCGAGATGGCAAGCAGCGATCCTGCAGTATGCCGGAGGTCGTGCAGCCGATAGTCGCCATATCCCGCTCGGACAAGATACGTCTTGATCTTGTGTGTGATCGTGTCTGGGTGTTGGTAGCGCCGGAAGATCCGCCCGAATCTGGGGAGGTCCAGACGCCCGATAATCTCATCCAACACGGGCGAGATCGGTGCCCATCGCTCATGGCCACCCTTGGCCTTTCTGATATGGATCGTCCCACTGTCCCGGTGGATGTCCCGCGCCTCAAGATTGTGAATCTCCGTTCGCCTGGCGCCGGTCAGAACATAAAACCAGAGCATTGTGATGAGCTCAATTTCTCCATCCGCCTCCATGAGCGATGCGATGGTGTGCAGCGTGGCCGGCGGGAGGTAGCGCGTCGATCGCCGCTCTTCCTTGAGCATGGAGTAGCCGTCAAAGGGTGACTTTTTGATGATCTCCATCTTGACCGCCTGGGAGAAAGCGGCTTTCAGGTGCCGCAAGAACGTGTTGATGCTCACCCGCTTCATGCCTCGTGAGTGACAATCGGCGACAAAGGTATCTATTTCGCCCCGCCCGATGAGAGACAGCTTCCGGTTGCCGATGACCGCCAGGAGCCGGTTCAGGGCCAGCCGGTCGTTCAACCAGGTCCTCTGGGCCACGGAGATCTCACGGGTTGCGGTGTAGGATTCGATATACGCCTTGAGGGTCGGGGATGTTTCGGTCGTGATGAGCTCGGGGAAGCGCCCGGCGAGGAAGGCTTTCTTGAGCTTCCGGAACAAATACTCGGCAGTCTCTTTGTCGGTGCATTTCAGAGACTTCGGGTGAGCCCGCTGAAACTCCGCGTACCAGTATTTCCCTCGTTTGTAGAGGCGCATGGTGAGGTTCATTTTAGACCGCGCTCCTCAGTTCGGCAAGAGGAAAAATCAAAGACTTCCTGTCTAAGACGCTTTATGCTTATTTCACAGTATTCCTCTTTTGGGTCTATCAAGACGGCCTTTCGATTCAATTCCTTAGCTACTTCTCCGGTTGTTCCCGATCCGGCGAACAAATCCATAACCGTATCGCCTGGGCGAGACCCTGCTTTGATGCAAGGTTCAATCAAGGTTTTGGGGAAAACGGCAAAATGGGCTTCGGGAAAGGGAATAGTGGGGATGGTCCAAACGGAGCGTTTGTTGCGTGTCCCTAGTTGTGCTAATGTATGGCGCCGGGTGACATTTCTCACAGATCCAGTTTTTCCTTGCGGATTTTGGCCTGTTTTCCCATCCGCTGCGATTCGATAAATTGTATTTAACCCTTGACTTTTTTCTCGAAGTCGCCGGCGCCGTTCATGTTCTTCTTGTGGTTCTTTAATCGCCTCCCCATCATAGAAATACTTCTCCGACTTCGCCAATAAAAACAGATATTCATGGGCTTTTGTGGGTCTGTCAGCAACACTTTCAGGCATGGGGTTTGGCTTGGCCCAGATGATGTCAGAACGCAACCACCAACCATCCGCCTGAAGGGCCAGAGCAACACGGGCGGGGATCATGCAGAGATCTTTGGGTTTGAGGCCTGGGATCGGCATTCGATTGGGCTGAATTATCGGTCCCATATGGTCCGCGATGTATTTGTGTTTACCATCCTGACGTATTCCGCGATGTCCTTTCCATCGTTCTCCTTGTTTGCCTCCGCCCGGACAATCCCCTACCTTGCCAGCACCCGTGGCATACGAATCTCCTATTACTAGCCAAACTGTCCCGTCCTTCCTCAGCACCCGTCTCACCTCCCGGAATATCTCGACAAGATGTTCGACATACAATTCCGGGGTTGGTTCGAGGCCGAGACAGCCGAGCCAGGCGTGGCATCGAACACAGAATCCAGGTTGGAGGCCTCCACGCTTTCTGCCGGCCGCCCGATCTCTCCTAAATGACAATCCTGTTCCTTGGCCTCCAGGTTCAATCGTGGGCTGCCATTCATGCTCGCATGTCTCGTCCCCTCCCCATATTGACGGTTCAATCCCATAATCCCGGAGGCCCCAATAAGGTGGGGAAGTCACGACACATTGGATGGATTCATCGTCTAACATAGGCAATACTTTCCGAGCGTCATCACAATAGATAGTTACCCAGTGATCCTGGTAAAATGCCTGCGTCACAGCCCCATCCTCTCCCTTGCGTCCAGAAAAAGTCGCTCGTTCTGGGTATCGGGCTCCATGAATTCCTCGATGCTCTGCTTGTCGATCTTCCACACCCCGACCTTCTTTGCCCTGATCCGCCCCTCATGGATGTACTTCAAAAGCGTCTTCCGGCTCATGTCCAGGTATTCACATGCCACCTTCAGCCGGAGCCAGCGGGAGCGGGGATTCATGATTTTGTCGCCCATTCTATCTTTGTGGTTGCCATATTCCCTCCAATCGATCTATCATCTCTCCCACAAACCTCGACCTCGGGTTCTCGTAAACCCTCCCCCCCGGGCCTTCTTTCCTCTCCGGCCTGATGGCCAGAATGAGCTTGTCACGGGCGCGGGTCATGGCCACATACATCAGCCGTCGCTCCTGTTCGATCTCGCTGGAGTCAATCGCCTGTTTGGAGGGAAGGAGACCCTCATTGCAACCAGCCACGATCACCACGGGCCATTCAAGGCCTTTCGCGCTATGAATCGTCATGAGCTTGACCTTGCCCTCACCCTCCTCCTCCCGGATCTCGTCCTGGATGTCATAGGTGGCAAGCCAGTCAAGATACTCTTTGATCGTGCCTAAGGGGTTATCGATCAGCCAGCCCATGACGAATTGAAAACAATCTCCTACGTCAAAACTCCATTTCGGGCCATCGAAGGGGAGTGCCCCACTTGCCATGTATTTGATCGCGAACGCGGCGGCACCTAAAGACTCAACCAAGGGCTCATTGAAAAATGAAATCTTGACTTCCTCGTTTCCCCAGGCCCCCTCAATCCACGTCTGAAAGTCACTCCTCCCCTCCCGCGTGGCTTGAAGGCGAATCTCATTATATTCCTGACGGGAAAGGCCGATCAGATCCCAGATCAAGAGAAAGCTGAAGTTGTCATATGGGTTGACGAGGAGCTTCAAGAAGGCATGGAACCGTCGAAACTCGGGCGAGTTCGTGAGCACCGCTGTCTTGCCAATTTTCACGGCAGGAACGCCAAGGGCGTCAAGCTCATCAGCCAGCTTGTCGAGGAGAAAATGGTTTCGGGCGAGGATGCCAATATCCGATGGGTCCTGTTCATGTATGAGGAGATAACCCCGTATCCCCTGGCTTGTTTTTGCGCTGTCTGCCCCGGTCCATTCAATAGTTGTTTGGTTCCCATCCCATTCTCTCGTGGCCCACATCGTCCGTGGTATGCGTTTCTCATTGTGTCCGATCAAGTTATTTGCCGCCCGAACGAGGGGAAGAGTCGATCGATAATTGCTCTCAAGCCGATAGATATCAAATTCGCCCTGATGCTCGACGAGATATCCCGGACAGGCCCCGCGCCACTCAAAAATAGACTGATCGATATCCCCCACCGCAAAGACCGACGCCTCGCAGAGCGTCTTGATCCTATTTATGATATCCCACTGGAGTGCGTCGATGTCCTGAATTTCATCGATAAGGATGTGTTTGAAACGGAGATAGTTCCTGATCATAACGAGAAGGTTTCTGAACGCAATCAGCAGCCCCCCATAGGTGAGGGCGTTATTCTCCCGGCACCGGGCATTGAAATCCTGAAAAAGCGGATAGACAGGATCGGTCTCTTCTGGTGGCTTGCCCTCCTGGTAGTAGAGGTCGAATACTCGGTCGACGTCCTTCTTCGGGATCTTCCAAGCCTTGCCATTGTAGATCCCAAGGTCGGTGGCCACTTCCCGGAGAAGATAGTCGGCCTCCCATTCGCCATAGACGGTCAGATTTCTCCCCCTCAGTCCGGCGAGCTCGCCGAAGCGTTTCAGAAATCCGAGGGCGATACTATGAATTGTGCCCATAGTGATGCCATAGGATTTTCTTCCGATGCGATCTTCAAGGCGGGTCTTCATCTCTCCTGCAGCTTTCCGGGTGAAAGTCAGGCATAATATTTCGCTCGGGCTAACCTTCCTGTGTTCGATCAGCCAGGCGATCCGTTCGGTGAGCACACGGGTCTTACCGGACCCTGCAGCCGCCAAACATAAGACTTGCTGCGAAGATGACTTAACGGCCAGAATTTGTTGCCTATCTAGTTCCATTGCAAGCCTCTAGGTATGACCAGTTGATATTATTCTTGATTTGCGCGATGGTATTCCTGGCAACACCAAATATCTTAGCAATTTCCCTTTGTTTGAATGAGCCAGAATCAAGTAATTCCTTTATTTGTATGACCTCTTTTTCTGTGAGTTTTGCCCCATTATTCCTTTCTCCTCTTTGATTTAGAGAGCCAGAAAAATAAGCTTGTTGAATATTAGTGGAAGGTGTCACCCATTCAAGATTATCAATGCGATTGTCCTTGGTATTCCCATTTTTATGATGGGCGATATACCCTCCTGGAGCTGGACCCAGAAATGATTCCAGAACTAACCGATGGACGCTTAGCCAAACCCTCTTGTTTCCACCTCCAATCTTACGCAAGCCAACAGCATGGTAGCCTTTACGGTTACAGCCAATAAGTATTTTGCCAATAGGAGTTGTATCTCTGTTACATAAGATCTTTATTTTCTTAACTCTGCCATAATTTGATACTGCGTAAGCGGAGAAATCTCTTATCGGTCGCCATTCTTCAAATGGAATCTCAATCTGTGCTGTCATAATAACGCTATCTCCCATCCTTCAGGGGTCAACTCGAGACCATGGCAGGTATTGACGATGATCTGGGCGTCCGGGTGATTCTCGACCACGTTGCGGAGGGTCCGCGAAAGGTTGTTCTTGTCTAACTCGGCCGCTTCGAGGATCAGGACCTTGTTTGCTGACCCGCCCAGGAGAGCGTTCGATAGCGCCGCGTCAAAGGCGATCCGCTCACCGCCGGAGAGTGAGTGGTACGGAACAACCTTTTCCTCTGGATCTCTCCAATGCACTCCAAGTTTATTGTCATCAAGCGTGATGATCCCCTCCCCTGCCGGTAGAAACATCGTGATTGCATCGGAGAGAGGCCCGCATACTTCCTGGAGGAGAGCGGCCTTTTTCTGCTTGAGGTCTTTCAGTCTGGCTGTGGTCTCCGACAGCGTCTGCTCATGCTTGGACGAGTCGGCCCGGGCAATTTCGATCTGCTCGGCAAAGGTCTGGGCCTTGATCAAATGTCGTTCTTTCTGCCGGAGCTCGGCAATGGCGAGGGCAAGGGCAGTTTCCTGATCTCTCAGGATGCTAAGATCTTCCATTTGTGCCACCCCACTTTCTGAGTTCCGCGTTGATGACGATCATCGCGGCACACGTCTCGCACCCAGCTTCGAGCATGGTTTCTTTGATCTTCAGGAGGGATTTGGCAAAGAGACTGTCATCCTGGATTGATGCTTCCTCAGCCTCTATCTCGATCCCCGTGCTCATGATTCCTGGAGAATCCCCGGTCCTCGGCTCCATGTTTACCGGTGCATCCCCGGTCCTGGTCTTCCCGAATAGGCCCCCATTTCCAGAATCCTGGGCCTCTGGGTGGCTCTGTGGTAAACGATCGGCCTCAGCCTTGGCCGCTGCCCTTGCCTTTTCCTTTTCCGCCTCGATCTCGATGCTCCTGATGGCTCTCCGTGTCTCCTCGAGGGTCTTCTCTCGGTTGCCGATCTCGCCTCGGATCTCGGCGAGGGTCCCCGAGGGGAGATCGAGGGCGGCTTTTTCAGTCGTCAATCTCTCGATCACCAAAGAGGCGGCCTTGATGTTCGATCTCAACCCTGATTCCTTCGAAGTCAGGGTTTCGATCTCCTCATCGGTCTTCGACAAATCCCCGGACGGCGGAGAGAGGGAGAGGATCGCATCAACCTTTCTTTGATCCGAGAGTGCCATGAATTCTCCGAGGTCGAAGACCTTCGGATCACCCGTGTCGATCAGCGCCCGCTCGATCTGCTTCTGAGCGATCTTTTTGCCGTCCTTGCTGACCGTCATCGACACAGCCCCGGCCCCGTCTCGCTTGTAATGCCGGGCAAAGGTCCGTCCCCCCTCGGTCTCGAAGCCGACCGAGAACCCCTCGTCACCAGATGAGTGAATATCGAAGATCGCCCCCGGCTGCTTCTTCCCGTCCGAGGGGAGATATCCGAGAACGGCGAGCACGAGGGCCTGAGTCCGGGCTGATTTGCCCGCACCGTTCGGCCCGATAAACAGATTGTATTTCCCCAGGGGAAGCTCGAAATCGATCCCCTTGAAGCCCTTAGCGATGACTTTCGTGATCATTCAGCACCCTCCTCATTTGCGATTTCATTACAGCGGGCAAGGATACGTTTTCCCTCGTCTTTGGTGATGGCCTTCCTTGGATCAATCTTCAACTCTTTCAGTGCCTGTTCATAGATTTCAGGTACCGCCTTTTGTGTGGCATGGAGCTGATTGAAGACTACGCCGGTCTGACGCCCCTTGACGGTCGTCTCTGAGGGCTTTCGGTCCTCGGCGGGGGAAGGCTCGGGAGCCAGGGTCCCTTGCTCTTCGAGTATTTCGGCCGCCCGATCCTCTTCCTCAATCATCTCCTCGATGCCCTCGGGCTCATCCGAAATGTGATCGTGCCCAGATGAGACATCGACCGCCGATGCCTCGATTTGCAGGATCTCCCTCATGTCGCCTTTCTGCCCGGCGAGTGCTTCGAGCTTCCCCTGGGCCACGGCGTAGCGCGTGGAGTCCCACTTGATGAGGTTCCCGCTCGTGGGACGCCAGCAGATGACCGGGAGCTCCCAATGGTCAATCGACTTGGTGCCGGTCACGGTTTTCTGACCCGGCACGGCCTGGAGTCCCAGGAGATGTTTGACCGCGTTTCGTTGTGCGAATGTCTGAGCGAAGTCGATGGCCTTTTTCTCGCGGTTGATGATATGGGCATAGAATTGCAAGGCTTCCTCGTGGGCGGTGTTGATCCACAGGCAGGTATTCTCATCGAACGAATACCGTGCCCAGGTCTCGCCATTTGTGCTCTCGGGATCCATGCCGACTGGAAGAAGCCGGAACGCCTGAGGGAACTTCTTGGCCTTGGAGAGGAGATCAATGAGCCGATAGGCCGGAACATCGAAGATCGTGGTTCGGTCACTGACCTGAGGGATGCCTTTGGATGAGTAGCGGAAGGCAATCGCTCGGCAATAGATCGCCAGTATTCGCCCATTCTTTTCGTCCCTCATGACGTGTGGGTTCTGTTCCATTTTGCCATCGACGAGTACATGCGGCGCGTTCATGACGATCGTTCCCGTGGCCTCGGCAAGAATCTCATAGCCCTGAGCCGATACGACGTAGGGGCCGCCCGGGACAGGCTGAACAAGCGTTCCCGCCTGTGCCGAGAGTCTTACGACCGAGCGAAAGGCTCGTATCTCCCCCTCTGAGTCAATGAGTTTGAACGCCTCATCCTCACCGAGGACGGCGATGTTTTTCTCCCGCACGCTGTCAACATACTTTTGGATCGCCATGGCTTCCTCAGGCATTTTCTCTCTGATGTTTTTCAGAACATCCTTGACCGCAGATGTTTGCATGGTTTCAACCTCCTGATGTTATTTTTTTGTCTTAGAATATTGACCGCCAGATCCATACGGCGATGTGAGAGGCGAAGAAAATCCAGCCACAGATAATCACTATCGGTGTGAGGATCTTCGCGAGATACGTGAGCAACCGCTCAAAGCCTGTGGTTCTCGATGAGCTCATCCATCTCGCTGACGAATTCCGGTTCTGTTCTGCCTCATGGCCTCGGGCTACCGCTAGGCGGAAACGTGCCGAGTCGATATCATAGGCTTTCATGGTTCCCCTCCAATGGCTTAACATCCGGCCTAAATTCACAAAATTTATTTTGCCAATGAAATAATGACTGAACAGCTTTTTTTGCTTCATCCGAGCATTCCGAAACATCGAGGCGGGTGATATGACAAATCAGTTGCCACACCAAACGATCATCCACTTTCGCATTAAATGAACCACACCAGAGAGGCCAACATGAGAAATCGAGATTCGCTCCCCTGAGATTCGCTCCCCCGAGATTCGCTCCGCTCAAGATTTCAATGTCAATTACCTTAATCACTTCTTGGGTAAACCGATTTATGATTTTCATTCTTTCTCCTCTCTTCAAACAATTTCATCTGGCCAGCCAGAGCGTCCGCGCTCGCCCGGTCGAATGCCCTGAGCCGCTTCCATAATTCCAGGACACGGGACCGGAGCTGATTGACGTACTGTGTCTTTTCTGTCTCAGTCCGGACAATGAAAAGACCATAGGGCGGCCTGGTGGATGATGCTACCGGATGGCCGGCCTGGGTGAGTTCGAGTGCGTCGGCCCGGACCTGACGGCCAGAAATCCCAAGGCGTTGTGCTAGTCTCGCAACCCGGATGGGTCTGTCAGATCCGATAGCCTCTTGTGCTAAGATGCCCAATAATTCAACGTTCACGATTTTACCTCCCGGCCCCCCGTACGCCCCTCTCCGTCCAGAGTGGTTCACTTCGGGGGGCCTGGGTGTGAGAGTCAACTATCCAACCGCCGCCAGACTTCCGTTAGCCTGCCATCGAAGTCCGGTCCAAAGGCCAACACGTTGATGATCTCCGAACATGTAGGAAACTCCTCAGGTAGAAATGGCCCAAGTTCTTCCAATGGCTTCCCGTCTTTGCAGATATAGAGAAGATCTTTGCCCCGATCATGGTTGACCGAATAGTACGGGCTATCTCCTCCTTGCATACAGCCGACCATGGTGATCATCGTTAACCTCCCTTCTTGTGCTTAACTGCCAGCCTGTCCTGGGAGGCCGTTATGTCCCCAAGATTCGCGCCCCGATCGGCTGGTCTGCGCGTAACTTCCCTCACGGCATCAACGCTACTCGGCTCTTTTTGGCCCTTCGCTCCGCCACGGCTATAGGAATTTCTAAAAGCCCACGGGCCACCCAGGGGAGTCGGACCCCCAAGGTTACTAACGTCATTGGCCATGCGCCCGGCGATGGTCGTGGGCCTCATCTCCTCAACTCCTCCCCCACACCGCCAGCAAAAACGCGGCGGCGAAACAACCGAGAACCAAGTAGGCTCCTTTTTCGAGAAGATAGGCTTCAAGCATCATCAGGGCTCTCTTTTTCGATAAGGCTGGTTGAGTTAAGGTCCATAACCTCGTGATCCTAACTCATAGGTTTGAAAGCATACGAGTTATATATATCTCAATTTTTGAGATTTGTCAAGAAAAACTTGCAAAAAATGAGACAAACAAAGGGGAGCCTTTTTGAACGTCCCTGATTCCGAACAAAACCCTGGCTATCAGCTAAAGGGATGTGGTATGGTACGGCTAAGAATAGTGAGAGGATGATCAAATATACTAAAAAGGGAGAACTAAAAAGGAGGAGAAAGACATGAATCAGTTGCCACCGGTTTTGCTCAGCATTATTATTCTTCTAGGTGTTCTTCTTTTGGTGGCCTATATTATTCTTCCCTTCAATGTCTGGGCGCTACGAGACCATATCAAAGAAATCAGAAAACTCCTCGATTTGAACGTCCGTGAGACGCGAAAAGAAATCACGGAAATCAAGAGACTCGTGGAAAAGATCGCAGGAGGGAAGGTGTCTGAGCGTTAAAGGAAACTACCATGCGGATGATATCTTTGCTATTCACTTGGCCGCTTTCGCGAGCTAATGATTTTGGCTATCTATGGATACCATCTTCTCATTCATCTAACTTCTCTTGGAAAAGCGCTGCAACATAGGATTCCCCATACTCCTCTATAATTCATCCACGCGGCTCGGGCTCCATAAGATCCTCAAGCCGAATCGCATGTTTTCTCTTTAGCCATCGCTCTGCACGTTTTTCAAGGAATCTTTTTCTTGGTATAATCTCAGCCCTTCTCCCCCCGATGAAGGGCTCATAGCGTCTAATAACCCCGATAACCTCTTTTTCTTTTCTCTGTCTTTCAGCATCTCAACCAGCAGATCACAGACCCTCATGAATAAATTGGTCTCTTCCTCGGTGAGGATCTGGCCAAGTATCGGCTTGAGCCGATGTTCAAAATACAAGATTAGTATATTATCGGTTTTAGGGGGAGAAGGGCGTAGGTCTTCACCAAGCAGATATTGAATACTAACGTCAAAGTACTTGGCGATGGGCTCTAAATCTTCCTGTTTAGGCGATTGTATGCCTTTTTCAAATCTCCATATCTTATTATCATTCATCCCCACATAATGGCCCAATATCTTGAGCGTTAGGCCTCTTCTTTTGCGTTCGGAAGTGAGAATTTCTGGAAATTTCATCTCAGAATTTAAAATTCCTCTTGACAAATCTCAAAATTTGAGATAAATAACCTTATGGTATGATCCCAAACTCCGAGGTTAGCACAAAATGAGACTCAAGGCAAAACGTATTTTTTTCGACCGGAATATTCCAATCGCCCACGGTGCCAAGCACTGTGGAGTCAGCCCCGAATTTCTGTATATGGTCCTCAACGGCCACAGAAAGCCCTCTCCCAAGGTCCGCCGTGGGCTTGCGAAGTTTCTCAAACTCCCCCAGAGAGAGCTTTTTGTTCCTCTCGAGGCAGGAAAAAGCACAACTGAATAAATGCCTGACCGACTCCTGACCCATTAGTGAGAAGCTATGCCCAAACTCGATGATAACGGCCATTGCCAGGTTCACCGGATTCGCCTTCCCTTGGGATACGAAAACCTTCTCGAAGACCTCATCAGTCTTTCTAGAAATTCTAAAGATCAACAGATCCGCATGATCATCATGGACTGGTTCGACACGAAGATCAAACCAATCAGGAGCATTGAGATAATGCCTTGGTACGTCTTCCAGTGCGAAACCTGCGGCAAATGGAAAAAACGCTATAAGGGTCCCGGATACGGAAAGCCCCGTTTTTGTGACAGGGAATGTATGACGGGTAAACCTCTCAAGCCCGAGCAGTGGCCGATCACCCCGGAGATCCATGCCAGGATCGAGAAGATCTATAAACGAGACACCGGGAACGGCCAGGTTCGAGCACTTGCCCGTAGCCTCGGCTATCCCCGGTGGAAAATCACTCGCTATGCCATTAAGCAAGGATGGACGGCGAAAAGTAAAAAGGAACCCCCTTGGAGTGAAGACGAACTTGAGATCCTTCAAAAATATGCCTATCTCGGAGCTGAAGGATTGCAGAAAAAGTTGAAGAAAGCCGGTTACAAACGAACGGCTGCGGGTATCGTCCTGAAAAGAAAACGAATGGAATTTTCAAAATATCTTGATGGTTATTCAGCACGCGGTCTGGCTCGGTATCTAGGGGTTGACGATCATTTTATCACCCGTGCCATCGACGCTGGCCGCCTCAAAGCAAAACAACGAAAGACGAAACGAACGAAACAGCAGGGCGGGGATATGTACTATATTCCCGAAAAATCCGCGAGACAATACATCATGGAATATCTCAATGAAATCGATATCCGCAAAGTGGACAAGCATTGGTTTGTGGGTGTGCTTACGGGATGGAAAATAGCTTAAAAATAACGGAACTAAAGAGAGCGACCATTAAGCCGTGGAACTTATGAAGGTGTGAGTGAGTGGCGAATCCTCAGCTAGAGAATGGCTATACGAGTATTGCCAACGGCATATTTGAGCATCTGGCCAAGCTACGTATTCCGGGTGAAGCGAGGCAAGTCCTCGATTTCATCCTGCGGAAAACGTGGGGCTGGCACAAGAAATCAGACATGATTTCCTTGAATCAATTCGTAGAAGGAACAGGGCTGAACAAGGTGCATGTATGCCGCGCCATCAATACCCTCCTCGCCATGAATCTCGTTACCAAAAAAGGTAACGCTCGATTTCACGTTACCCAAAAAGGTAACGCTTCAGAGCTAAGTTATGGATCTCAAATGAATTTTAACAAATCACAAGCGTTACCCAAAAAGGTAACGTCCACTTCCCATATTACCCAAAAAGGTAAAGCCACAGCCGCAACCTACGAATTTCAAAAGGATTTTGAGAAATGGAAGGCATTACCCAAAAAGGTAAAGGGTGCTTTTCACGTTACCCAAAAAGGTAATCGGACGTTACCCAAAAAGGTACCCACAAAAGAAACTATTACAAAAGAAAAAAAGATATGGGCGGGATCGAAAAAACCCGACCCGCCCAACACGGCTTTTTTTAAGATCTGGGATCAGAAATTTCAAGAGCATGCTGGAGCCCGATACACCTTCACAGGGCAAAAGGAAACACAGCTCGTCAAGAAAATGATCGCCACCGACTCTCTTGAGCGGTTGGCTGAGTTGATCGATGTCTTTTGGAGGATTGAGGATGACGAGTTCATAAACCGAGCGGGGAGAACGATCGGTGTTTTCTATTCTCAGATAAACAAACTCAAGACGGTCGAGATAGACCCATATAAGGAATTCAGAAAATGATCAGTGAAGAAGATAGGCATCGTGTCAATCTATTTGTGGGTATGAGTGCCAAAGAACGGGAGAATATGGAGAAAAATCGACCAGATCTCTTCCGAGAAATTATCAAGCTGCAAAAGTTGGTAATGAGTGAGTGGGAGATCAAGTTTGGAAAACGGGCATATCTGCGAGAGGGAATAGGGAAGGTGAGAAAAAACCTTAATGGCAAAATGGAGCACCCATTCAAGCCTGGATTATTTGTGGCATTCTGGCCTCAGCCCTACCCAGAGAAGATATCGGACGCAAAGACAGCCATGATTAACGAGACGCCGATTGAGGACGGTGAAAAACAGATAGAGCCAGCGCGGATGAAAAAACTGCTACATGATTTTTTGGGGCAATGACAGCCATTCATATCCATAGAAAAGGAGGGCAAGACCGATGCCAAGAAAATACCTCAAATCCAGATGTGCTGGAAACAAAGAGAAACCCATCAAACGCCAGTGTCTCAAATGTGACCGCGCTTTCATCGCCCAGGGAAGATTCAATCGAATCTGTTCCAATTGCCAGATTACCAACCAGAGTATTCCGGATGTGGAGAGATACAAGATTGTCTATTACTAATGGGAGGCTATGGGATGAAGGCACTGAAGGATCATCTCTTCTACCAGGACGATTGGGCGACGATCTATTGCGGGGATTGCCAGGACGTGATGCGGGAAATGCCGGAGAATAGTATGGAAGAAGCGTTCCGGTTCATCGGGGTTGAAAGGGAAAAGGACTCCTTGGAGATAGCAAGGGTCAGAATAGAACACGCTGAGAAGGAGCGGAGGCAAGAAACATTTGATTTTGTCGTGAAAAGAGAGAAGGAGAATCCATGAAGAATATACCCGTCACAATCGAGACCTCAGACGGCCAGATGGTTGAAACTACGGTTGAGGACCTCGCACAACTCGCCGAGGGCATTGGGACCGTCTGGTGCGAGAGGCGCAAGGGAAAGCGTATCAGACTCGAATATTGCCGCTCGGGGCGGTGCAGCCACAGAAGCTGTCCGCACTGGGCAAGGGGAAAGGAGAGCGTCAACATGGAGAAAACCAAGGATGCAGCATGTGAGGCAATTCTCGAACTGATCAACAAAGACTGGTATCAATTCAGGGACGCAATCGAGCGAAGCGACAAGGGCGAGGGCACCATAAATCTCTCGGTCAAGGTGGAGGCGGGGGCTGCGGGCAAAAACGAATTGACCGTCACCATGTCGTTCGTCAAGGAAAAGCGAAAGTGGAAGATCGAGAGGAGGATTAATGAAAATCAGATGGACCTCTTGGAGGGAGGGGCAAGCGGGTGAGGGCGATTCTCGAAAACAAGGAAGGAGACAACATGGAAATCAAGGAAGTGAAACAGAAGAAAAATGAATTAAGGCAAGGGGTTAAAAGTCTTCTCGACGAATTTTCTAGGGAGACAGGGCTGAAGGTTGAGGAAATCAAAGTCATAAATATTTGCTGCGTGGGTATACATCTGGGACAGACAGCTTATGCTCATTCAGTGCAAGTCAGGGTGGAGGTGTGAGGCAGATGAAACCCATTATCAGAGACGAGCGAATGAACGGGATGGAAGCCCGGTATGCCCACTTGCTCAGCCTACGGCAAAAGGCAGGAGAGATTCTTGGCTGGCGCTTCGAACCCTTCGGCTTGAGGCTGGCTAAGCTGACCTATTACCATCCTGATTTTCTTGTTGTATTCCCTGGCCACTTCGAGATTCATGAGGTTAAGGGCTTCTGGCGAGAGGATGCCCGCGTAAAGATCAAGGTGGCGGCTGACTTGTTCCCCTGGTTCAAGTTTGTGGCTGTGAAGAGCGAGCGGGGACGGTATGTGTATGAGGAGTTTTGAGGAATAACATCAAACAAACGGAGGTCAATTATGTGGAATGAAATCAAGGTCAAGATGGAGTTTGAGGAGAAGCTGTGTGGGTCTGTGCCGCAGAGCAAGGAGCTTGTCAGTGCCTGGTTGAATGCTCGAAAGCCGAAGACAAAACCCAAAGATGCGAAGCCCTTGGAGGAGATCGAGCAGGAGGTCTTGGATTCGATCCAGGATGCTGAAGAGCGAACAACGCTATCCTTTGAGAGAAATGACCGGGGTTTTTTTGTACGGGGAGGAACAATCAAGGCGCACTTGAAAGACTGTGCCAACCAGATCAAGGATGTGGTGGGGGTCAAGGCGTTCCGCTCGAAGATTGCGAATAAGATTCACGTTTTGGAATACCATATTTATCTGCATAAGAATGGGTCTTGTGTGATGGAATCGGATGGCTCTTTTGAGCAACCCGTGCATGTCATGACACCGCTTGGTCCGCGCAACGCCCTGAAGGTGATCCACTACGTGGAACAGGCGACGTTGGAGTTCACATTGAAATTGCTTGAGGACAAAGAAGTTAAACCCGGCAGGATCGAGAAGCTGTTCGAGTATGGCTCTATCCATGGCTATGGCGGGGAGCGTGGCATGGGCGAGGGACGGTACAGATACACCCTTGACGTCGAGCTCTGAAATGCGGTGATCTGGCGTGGCATGGCGACGAGGAATGGGATGATTTGTTTTGACGTGCCGTCGGGTTCTGAGGTGCGGTGGTATGGGGTGACGCCGAGTTTTGGTCTGAAATGTCGTGTTGTGCAATGGCGGCGAGAAGTGGGATGGTATGAGATGAGCTGCCGTCGAGTTGTGACATGAGGTGCTTTGAGATGCCGTCGAGGAATGACGTGTATTGACGTGGTATGGCGACGAGGTCTGATTTGCATTGGGCTGCGATGTATTGACGCCGAGTGGTGAGGTGACATGAATTGGCACGTATTATTTTGGTTGACGAGGTGAACCATAATGACACTCAAATTCAGGTGCAAGAAGTGCGGGGCATACCAGGAGCACAAGGTCTATGATATCCCTGACGCGGTCAGGTGCCAGTACTGCAAGGCGGTGAATAGACGATTCAAGGTTGAGGCATGATGGGGTCCAGGATTCTATGAAAAGAAATGAAGCATTATGGACAAAATTGGTATGCTCGGAATGTGGGATATCATTTGAGCGACCCATAAGATATTTGACGGAAAAGCAAAAGAAGGGGATAGCGAAAGTTTACTGTTCTCGCCGTTGCAAGGATAAGGGAGAACGGGCTGCCGTTTGCACCAAATGTGGTTCGCCAAATATAAAAAGAATTCCACCATGGAACAGATCTTATTGTGAGAAGTGTTTTAAGGAATGGAGAAGAGATAATCGAAAGTTGTGGTTTGTTTGTGATTGGTGTGGGAAGAGAGAGAGATTGAATCCTTGCTATAAACGTATAAAGCTCTTTTTATGTAAGGACTGCCGAGCCAAGAGTAAGTGTAATAAGCGTACACACTACTTTATCTGTGAATATTGTGGTGTCCAATTCATATCAAAGAAGAAGAACAGGATCTATTGCTCTTCTGCATGCGCGGGATCGCATAATTTGAGTATTCTAATAGGACCTCAGTTATTCTGTGTTGATTGTGGAATTGTCTTAGAAGGGAATAGAACTCACAAAAATCTTAGTCATCCTGTCTGTAATCTTTGTATGTATGAGAGAAAAACGAAGTACAAAGACAAAGCCACATATGGTGAGTTTTGGAGGATAGCACAAAGGGCTAGGGTTATCACAATGTTAAGTATTCTCGGGGAAGAAAAACTAAATGGAGGCAAATCATGTCTAAGAGTGTATCCAATTTGGAGAATGGTATTAAGAAGGAAATACGAATTAAGACTTTAGAAGATTTGCTCAATCTCAATCTAAACACCTTGGAAGAAGTTGTCAATGGGCAGATTGATAATCGAAAGGCGGCTCTCATATTCACAGGATCAAGGACCGTTACAAGCTCGTTGAAAGTTGGATTGGAAGCCATGAAACTTGGGCTAGTCAAAGTTGCGGGAATGCCTGTTGGGAATACAGCACAATTAATTGAAAAGAGCAAATGAATCTGTGATAGCCCTAGCTCGATATGTATTTGATATTATTATATATTTACGGGTCCTGGGAGCATTGGCGCGGCGCAAGGTTCACGCCAG